GAAATTACGAAAGATATGCCGGAATATTGCCCTCAGTTCATGAACGAACCGGAAGAAACAGGTCAAAACCAAATTGCGCCGGCGCAAATAACGACTGAAAATACTGAACGGGAAGCAGATTTCCAAGAGGTAGAAGATCCGGAAAAAATGGTCAGGCCGTATGGTACCAGAAAAGCATACTTGGATAAACAGACAGAATATACGGCGGCCTTATATATAACTGCATTCATAAAAGATTTGAGAAACAAGACATTTACGGAACTGACTGACGCTGGACGATGGGAAAAGTGGCTGAAAGCGGAAGTGGATGATCATGGAAAGGAGATTGATATTGTTGAGTATGAAAGCGAAGATTCAAACGGCGGCGTGTAGGTTCTGCGGCCAGATGATTCAGATTGATGAAGATTGTGATTCACGGCAGCAGGCGGAGGAACTGGCGACAATGTATTGCGGATGTTCTGGTGCAACAGATTACCAGAAAGAGAAGCAGAGGAAAGATAAGGCTATGAAAAACGTGTCTGTTTTATTTGGGGAAGACGCAGTACCAGAGAAACGTGTCGGTGAAGGAATAGTGAACATTCTTCATGCGGCAGTTGAAGAGATTTATTCAGGAGGTCTTGCGAAAGTCACGTTGAATTTGAGGGGGGGAGTGAAAGGTTCTATATCACAGAACAGTAAAGGGGAGATTAATGTGGAACGGACGGAGACGAAGAAACAGAAGTTGACGGAATAAGGAGGATGGAAGAAAAATGGCGACGGGTTTCACTGTAATGGACGCATTAAACAAAAACAGCAAAGCCGGAATTAAAGAGGCTCCGCGAGCAAGATTCCGTACAAAAGATATATCAATCTTCAAGATGTATAGAAATGAAATGAATTTCTATAGCGTGGAAGCGATTGAGGAACTTGCCGGAGATATCCTGACATTCGGCCTGAAACAGAATTTAGAGCTTGTATATGAGCCGTGTACAGAAGGTGAATACAGGATTGTAGCAGGGGAGCGGCGCTGGCTGGCGCTCAAGATGCTGGTAAAAAAAGGATATAAAGAGTTTGAGATAGCGACATGTAAGCTGACCACGCCACAGGATGCGGACGAGGAACAGATTGAGATTATCATTGCAAATGCGTACCGTACTAAATGTATTGCAGAGATCGTAGAAGAGGAAAAAAGGCTCAAAGAATCATTGGAGAAGATGAAAGCGGCAGGAAAGCAGATAAAAGGGTATGATCTGCAATCTGGGAGGCTGCGTGACGTGATTGCCTCCATGCTTCATATGTCAAAAACAAAAGTGGCGCAGATTGAATCTGTAAATAACAACCTGATACCAGAATTCAAGGAAGAACTAAAGAAAGAACGTCTCACGTTTTCCGCAGCATATGAATTATCTGGAATGTCCCAGGAAGAGCAGCAAGAAGCAATGAAGCGCTTTCAGGAATCAGGCGAATTGTCGCATAAGGAAGTCAAGACGATGAAGGAGGACAAGGCAGCAGGCCAGGAAGATTCCAAAGAACCGGAGAAAGTGTCAGAGTCTGACACAGAAAAGGGGATTGCACAGAATCCAGCAGTGTTTGAAAACTGTATGAATCAGCCGGAGGGATTAGAAAAAAAGGGGAAACTCTGGGAAAACACAGCGGAATCGGAAATTGACGGCAAGCTGGCAGCAGGCGGAGATTATCAGACACCGCACCCGGAAGGGATCACTTCCTTGTGTTATTCCTGTAAAAACTATTCGAAGTGTAATGTCAAGACAGGGACGTGTACAAAATGCGACCAGTACATAAACAAGGCAAAGTCAGAAAAGACAGCAGAGCAAAAGTATTCCGAAGAGCAGGACAGGATTGACAGGGAGACGAGACGGTTATTGCGTGAAAAAGCAGACGAAGACCGGATGAAAAGTCTGCCCTCAGAATCTAAAGGAGTAGGAAGGAACATCCATCAGATAAAAATTGGGAAAGAGTTCTTCGAGGATGTATGCAGTGGGGTGAAAACATTTGAAATCCGGAAGAATGACCGGGATTATAAAACTGGTGATATTCTGGAAATGGAAGAATTTGCAAATGGGATGCGTACAGGGCGGTCAGTAAAAGTGATTGTCACGTATCTACTGGAAGTTTATACAGGGCTTAAAGATGGGTATTGTATTATGGGGATATCACTTGTAAATAAAGATGGGGAATTGCTGCAGAAGGCTGACATCAATCAGGTATGCGAGGATATAAAGGCAAATGGGGATGGAGTCAATGAATTTTCAGAAGAATATATTTTGGTTGATAAAGCTGTTGATATCGTGAGAGATGGTGGTAGAGAGTGACCAGTTGGAAAGAGTACAGGCGCGAATGGGTAAAGCGTAATACATGTAAATTCTGCGGTGGAAATGATTTGCACACCTGTCTTTCATATCAATGCCAGGAAGCGGTCACGACGGCAGGGAGATATTTTGATAATGTGATAAAGCGGGAGGAAATAAAAAAGAGGAATGAAGCAGGAAGAAACAATACAGGTATTCAGGAACTATTTCAACTACATAAAAAGACCGAGGGCGGCTGACCTTCTGCAATGGATGGACGCAAACGGCTTCTTTGAAGCCCCGGCAAGCAAGCGACACCACGGAGCGGAACCCGGAGGGCTTGCACAACATTCAATAAATGTGTGTCGGCGGCTTATACAGATGAACGCAGAGGAAGAACGGCGGCAGCAGTCTTTGAACTATGATTTAGAAACGCTGGCAATCTGCGGGCTTCTTCATGATTTATGCAAGATAGACGCATATAGAAAAGCCGAATTTGAAGGTATAACAGAATATCAGCTTACAAAGAATTTCCCTGCCGGACACGGGGAAAAGTCCGTTATCCTGATTTTACAGTTTATGCACTTGACACAAGAAGAGATTCTGGCAATCAGGTGGCACATGGGGCAGTACGACTTTTACGCAAGGGGCGGCGGGTATGATTTAGACAACGCTTTCAGGCAAAGCAAGCTGGCAGTCATGCTTCATCTTGCGGACATGATGGCGACGCATTTTGACGAACGGGAGGAAAAGAAAGAGTGAAAAGAAGTGAGCTGGAAAAGTATCTGGGGAAAGTCGTCACAATAAAGCTATTTGACAACGACGTTATCACGGGGGAACTTCACAAAACAGGTGAAGAACGATTCAGGAATGACCAGAATTTGTACATACCGCAGAAATGCTATTTCTTAATCAATCCCCAGTCATGCCTGTTTAAGAGTTCACACGTTAAGAAGCTGACAGAAGGGAGATAGAGGAAATGAGCTATTACACAAGGCAGCAGAACCGCAGGAGAAGCGAAGCGACAGAACAGGAAACAGTAATACAGTGGTGCGAATGGCAGCAGGCAAGCCACCCGGAATTGAAATTGATTCATCATATTCCGAACGGCGGCAGCAGGAACACGCTGGAAGCGGCGAACCTAAAGCGGCAGGGAGTGAAAGCGGGTGTTCCTGACTTATGTTTGCCAGTAGCAAGAAACGGATTCCACGGGCTGTATATCGAAATGAAGTACGGCAGGAATAAAAAAACGGAAAGTCAGGACGAATGGCTGGAAGCACTGAAAGAGCAGGGATATTTCACGGCGGTTTGTTACGGGGCAGAGGAAGCAGAAAGGATAATTGCAAGATATTTGCAGTTTCCGGGTTGTCCTGCAATAGAGAGCCGGGCAATACAGATGATAGACTTTATAGAAGGACCCGTGCCGGAAGACCTTTGCACGGTTGACCGGGACGGCGGCGCAGATGATTTTGTGGGCTGCGGTCATTGTTTTGACGGAAGCGGGGAAGAGGGCGCAGACTGCGGAAGCTGTATTGTCAGCAGGATATTTGAAGAATATGCAAAGCTGACCGGGCAGGCAGCAGGCAGCGGACTGGGGCTGAAAGAATACGATAACCCGGAAGAAGTCACAGTGAAAAAGCTGATAGAGATTTTAGAGGGAATGGACCAGGAAGCGGTAGTGATAAGCGGCAGGGAAAAGAATATCAGAGTTTATCCGGGGAAGGAAAGCAAAGAGAAGGGAAGAAATATTGTTCTTCTTTGCTGATGAGAGGAGGGGCAGGCGTGACAGAAAAGACGCTGGGGGAAGCAATTAAAATAAAAAGACAAATAGACAATCTGCGGGGACAGAAAGCAGAGTTTGAGAAGGTGCTGGCATGGTGCAAGGAAGGGAAAGCAAGTTTCAGAATACAGACAAGGGAAGCAGGGCTTGAAAGGGACGGTGTAATAATTTCAGGAGCGACGGCAAAGTGGGTTCTGGAGAAGGAACTTGAAGAAATCAAAAAAGAGATTGAAGCGTTGCTGAATGAATTGTCTGACCTGCATTGAAGGAGGAAGAGGAAGTGAACATACAGAAAGCGGCGGTCAGGGCTTCAAATAACGCCATGCGGGGCTATATCCCGCATAATGCCATAGTTTCACAGGGGGCGAAGATTGCCGCCCGGAAGCAGGCGCAGGAGAAGCCATAGAGGGAATGATTCTAAAATTTGGTCAGAGGGCTTACTAAAATGACAGAAAACAGGATAATGAATGATCAGGCTGTTATTGACAAATTACTGAACTATATTGTTGCAAGCTCTCTTTATTGTCCGCTTGGTGTTGAAAAGAGAGTCCGCATACTGGGAGAATGTGTAGGTCTCAGGAAACCTGGATGCAAGGAGTGCTTGCGGAAGCACATTGAGGATTTAAAAATAAAGCGCGCAATGATTTATGAAACCAAAGTGTATAAAAAGAGTTGAACAAGAGATTTTGTCAAGGAGGGAAAATATATGAGTGGATGGAAAAAAAGAGAACGGAAGATATTTGTACCTGGAATGGATGAATAATCACTAAAAAAGATTGAATGCAAAATATGTGGGAATAGGTTTGTCCAAAGAAATGAAAATAAATATGTGGTTAAGGGTAGGCTGGCAACAGGTGGCATAAATAACGCATTTAGCGGACAATACACAGAACCGAAGCAATATGACGCATTTGATTGTGATGTATGTGGATGTCAGATAATTGCAAAAGAAAGACTGAAAAAAATTGATGAGGTAACTGATTGAATGCATGTAAGGACGGGTGTGCCAGGGATTGGGTAGGCATGGAAGTACCGCGGTACGTGTAGGGGGATTAATATCAATCAACAGGACTGATGTGGACCGGACGGTATGCATTGACGATACGGCCAAATATTATCTGAAAAAATACATGGACAGCAGGACAGACAACAATCTGGCGCTTTTTGTGTCTGGGATTGCGCCGGTTAGGAGGCTAGAACGCCATGGAGTCAGGGAAATCCTGGAAGCAGCATAAATAAAAAGGAGAGTGGTTGCATTGGATAAAAAGATACTTGCTGACTACATGGACGCCATGGAGTTGATAAAGGAAACGGAGGAGGATATCCGTAATCTAAAGAAAAGACGGAAGATGATTATTCAGACGAATGTAAAAGGAAGTAATCCGAATTTCCCTTATCAGAAACAGCATTTTCGAATTGCAGGTACCACTTTCTCATATCAGGATGACAAAAACTTACGCCTGGAAGAAAAACTCCTGGAGCAGCGCAAAGAGAATGCGGAAAACATTAAGCAGCAGGTGGAGGAGTGGCTTCTGACGGTTCAGATCCGGATGCAGCGGATTATCAAGTATAAGATATTTGAGGAGATGACCTGGGAGCAGACGGCAGAGAAGATCGGGAGAAAAGCAACAGGAGACGGAATAAGGAAAGAATTTGAAAGATTTATGGAAAAAATTTAAAGTTTGTCCGTTTTGTCCGGACTGTCCGGTTTTCGTATGCTATAGTATATGCTGAGATTGTTATATAGGTACCAGGCACAGAAAGCGTTCTGCATGTTGATGCAGGGCGTTTTTTGGTTTCATTGGAGGAGGATATGACACAGCAGGAGATACAGTATGTTGATGAGTGCATTAAAGAGGATATACACAGATTCTATATATGGGGACAATGGAAGAATGTGCGGGCAAGAGTGCTGGAGATGGACCACAATGAATGCCAGAGATGTAAGGCAAAGAAGATGTACAAAAAGGCGACAACGGTACATCATGTGAATTATGTGAAAAGGCATCCGGAATTAGCGTTGGAGATTTGGTATGAGTGGCATGGAAAAAAGAAAAGGAATCTGATCAGCCTATGTCATGACTGCCATGAAGCTGTGCACGGATATAGGAAAAAGGAAGGAAAGAAACCATTAACAGAGGAAAGATGGGATTGATATGGGAATTGCAAGGAATCCCCCCGGTCAAAATAAATGGCGTTTTAATTTCAGGCGTGGAGACCGGTGGGTGGCCTCGACTTCTCTGAGAACGCTCGCGCGTGAGAAAAAATAAAAAACAGGGGGAACAGAATGGCAGAAAAAAAGGGAGATATATTGAAAAGTCTGAGAGAACAGCTTCGGAAAAAGCAGGCTGACATATCCGTTTTTTCTGATCTGTTAGATGACTATATGGCTCTGTACGATATCAAAAAAAAGCTAAAATTGGATATTAAAAAGAGAGGGGTATCCTATGAGACACAATCCGCGTCCGGAAAAGCTACGATCGTAAAGCAGAATCAATCTGTAAAAGATTTGGTGGCGGTCAATAAACAAATGCTGTTGATTTTGGAAAAACTGGGGCTGACAACGGATAAAACGATAAAGGACGATGACGATGATAAATTGTGATGTGAAAATAGCAAGATATATGGAAGCCGTGGAATCCGGAGAGGTGCGTACATCAAAAGAAGTCAAGGCACTTGTGGCACATGTAAGGTATTGCTTTGAAAATGAAGATATCTATGTGGACAAGGAGCAGCTGTCGAACTATCTGGGAATGGCAAAATATTTTCCTTATGATGAGATATTTCCGTGGCAGCAGTTTGTAATAGGGCTTCATGACTGTACATACTGGAAAGATTCAAAGACCCCGCGCTGGCCGGATCTGTTTTGCCTGATCGGGCGGGGAGCGGGAAAAGACGGAACAATAGCTTTGGAGAGCGTGATTCTGACTTCGCCCTATAATGGGATCAGGGAATATGACGTGGATATATGCGCGAACAATGAAGACCAGGCACTCAGGCCGGTGAAAGATATAGTCGGAGCATTTGAACAGCCGAAATGGCTGAAAAAATTAAAAAGATTTTTTTACTGGACTACGGAAAAAGTGGTGGGGCTGGATACAAGATCAACAATATTGGGACGGACGAACAATCCGGGCGGAAAAGATGGACTGCGTTCAGGCTTAGTTGTATTTAATGAGATTCATCAATACGAAGATTATAAAAATATCAATGTATTTACAACCGGTCTGGGGAAGAAAAAGCATCCGAGACGGTCATATTATACTACGCAAGGGGATGTAAGGGAGGGTCCACTGGATGATCTTCTGGAAACATCGGAAAGCATTTTATTTGGCGGCGATCCGGATAACGGACTGCTGCCATTTATCTGCCGTTTAGACAGCAAAGAAGAGGTACATGATGAAAAAAACTGGGAAAAAGCAAATCCTTCCCTGCCGTATCTTCCTACACTGATGGAGGAGATCCGGAAAGAATACAGAGATTGGGTGAAACATCCGGAGAGGCTTACGGCATTTATGACAAAACGGATGAATCTGCCGGATGGTTCTAATGAAGTCAAGGTGTGCAGCTATGAAAGGATCAAAGCAACCAATAAGCCGCTTCCGGAGCTACAGGGAAAGATATGTACATGCGGGATTGACTTTTCTAAGATCACAGACCTTGTATCAGTCGATCTACATTTCCGAGACGAAAATATCCGGTATGATATCAATCATTCATGGATGTGTTTAAAATCCAAGGATATTCCGAGGATAAAAGCACCATGGAAAGAATGGGCGAACAGGGGACTTCTGGATCTGATTGATGATGTGGAGATCCATCCGGAAATCATTGTGGATTATATAGCAAAGCAGATGGAGTATTACTCCATAAAGATGATAGCAATTGATGATTTCCGGTATGCTCTTTTGTCGCAATACTTAAAGTCCATAGGATTTGACGCAAAGACATATAAAAATCTCAAACTGGTACGCCCGTCTGACATTATGAGGGTGGCTCCTGTGATTGACAGCTGTTTTGCGAACGATTATTTTGTGTGGGGAGATAATCCGATTTTAAGATGGGCGGTCAACAACACAAAGATGGTCCGGTATGGGAGAAAATTAGGAAAAGAAGATGACGCGGACATCGGAAACTATGTATACGCGAAGATTGAGGCAAAATCCAGAAAAACGGATCCATTTATGGCCATAGTGGCATCCATGACAATAGAGGACGCAATACCATATGCCCAGGTGACGGATGTTCCGGATCTGGGGGTATTTACCTATTAGAGCAGGAAAGGGGAAAGCAATGGGATTTAGTATCAAACGGTTATTTAAAAGCCGGGAGGAGCCGGCGAAAGTAACATCCGTAGAAATTACGGAGCAGCAGGTCAGAGAGACGGTAACAGAAGTGTGTCTGAGGGAACTGGCATTCTGGACTTGTGTTGGGAAAATAGCAAATGCTCTTACAAAGTGTGAATTTCGGACATTTTGCAAAGGAAAAGAAGTATTTGGGGAGGAATATTATCTTTGGAATTACGAACCGAACAAAAACCAGAACAAAGCGGAATTTTTGAATAAGGCTATGGAAAAACTGTTCAGGGAAAATGAACTGCTGATTGTAGAAAGCAATGACGGACAACTACTGATCGCAGACAGTTTTGAGAGAAAAGAAAATACTCTTTATGGGGACACATTCCGAAATGTACAGGCCGGGGATTATCAATTTTCCCGTTTTTTTAAAAGCGAGGAGGTTTTGTATTGGAAGCTGAATAATAAAAACGTCAATCAGATCATACGAGGGCTATATGAATCCTATGGAAAATTAATTGATTATTCCGAAAGATCGTATTTAAAAAGCAGGGGTAGCAGGGGAACACTGGAAATTTCCTCGTTAGCGCAGGCTGATAAGAATTTTGATGAAAAACTCAAAAAACTGATGAATGATTATTTCCGGTCATTTTTCAACAGTGAAAACGCGGTATTGCCGCTGTATGAGGGATATAAATATACGGATTTAGGTTCAAAGACATATAGCGAAGGAACTAGCAGGGATATCAAAAACCAGTATGATGATATCTTTGATTTTACGGCCAGAGGATTTTCCATGCCGCCGTCACTGGCAAAAGGGGATGTGCAGGATACAAGCAAGGCCGTGGGAGAGATGCTGACATTCTGCCTGGATCCTCTGGCAGATATGCTTCAGCAGGAGATCAACCGGAAGAGGAACGGAAAAGATAACGTTTTGGAAGGGACAAAGCTCTCGATCAATACAACGAGGGTAAAGCATGCGGATATGTTTGATATATCCGGGGCGGCGGATAAGTTGATCAGTTCGGGGCTCTATACAGTGAATATGCTTCTGAGATCAATTGGAGAGCCGCAGGTGGATGAAGATTGGGCGAATACCCATATGATGACCAAAAACTATGCAGGGATTGAGGAAATCCTGAAAAAGTTGGGTGATAACAGTAACGAGGAGAAAGGAGGTGAAGAGAGATGGCTGAACCGATGAAATACTGTTTTCAAAAATCGAATGGAAACGTACATAAGCTGTATGTATATGATGATGTGAGAGCATATGGAGACTTCAATTGGTCTACCTGGAAGTTTGACGAGTCAGAGACTTCCGCAAAGTTCTTCCGTGACCAATTAGAAAGCATACCGGATACGGACATTATTGAGCTGCATATCAATAGCAATGGAGGATCTGTAAAAGAAGGGGTAGCGATATATAACCAGCTTAAACAGAAAGCATGTCATAAAGTTGGATATGTGGATGGAGTGGCTTACAGTATTGCGTTTGTCATTCTGCAGGCATGTGATGAGAGGATCATGGGCATCGGGACATCTGCGCTCGTGCATGATATGTGGATTGAAGCCTGCGGCAATGCCAGAGAGCTTCGGAAGATGGCGGACGATTTGGACGTTTTGATGGAAGCAAACAGGAAGATATTCCTGGAAAAATCTAATCTGGAAGAGGATCAGCTGACAGACATGATGGAAAGAGAAACATTCCTCACGCCGGATCAGTGCCTTGCATATGGGCTCATTGATAAAATAGGTGACTATGATACCCAGGAAGGGCAGCAGGCGGATATGGAGCAGAAGATCCAGCAGATGAAGGAACTTGTTACACAGCAACGGGCATTTAAAGAACAGCTTGCGCAGCTCCATCAGGAATCCGTACAGGTAGCGGCGCCGCAGGTACCGAAAATGAAACTTACGAACCAGTTGGCTAAATTTTTTGAAAATATGTAAAGGAGAGAAAAATGAAAAATAAAGATGTTTTGGCTATGGAAAAAGCAAAGATTGTAGAAAAGATGAATCAGGCGATTAAGGAGAATGATGTAAAAGCATTCAGTGAGGCGTTTACAGAACTCTGCCAGAAGATTGAGGATAATGTCATGGAACAGGCCAGGGAGTTGATGACTGAGCAGGATGTGGCTATCTTGGCACAGAGGGGTGTGCGCCAGCTGACCTCAAAAGAAAAGGAATATTATGAGAAGATTATCGAGGCCATGAGATCCGCTAACCCAAAACAGGCGCTCAATGATGTTGAGGTTGTTATGCCGGAGACAATCATCAATTCGGTGTTTGAAGAGTTGCAGACGAATCACCAGTTGCTTTCCGAACTTTCTGCTACTACTGTAACGGGACTTACCAGGATGATGATGAATACAAATGGGGAACAGAGGGCTTCATGGGGTAAGCTGACAGCAAAGATTATCGAAGAACTGACCTCCGGATTTAAGGAAGTGGATGTGACACAGGACAAGCTGAGCGCGTTCCTCCCAGTGTCAAAGGCTATGTTGGATTTGGGGCCGACATGGCTGGATAATTATGTGCGAAAGGTGCTTTATGAGGCATTAGCGAACGGACTGGAATATGGAATAGTATGTGGATCTGGAAAAGATATGCCGATTGGGATGATGCGGCAGGTTGGGGAAGGGGTTACTGTTACCGGTGGAGAATATCCAATGAAAGAAGCTATCAAACTGACTGCTTTGGATATGGAACAGATGGGGAATGTTACAGCAATTATGGCTAGAAATGATAAGGGGCAGGCAAGAATTGTATCAGGTCTGATTATGTTAGTGAATCCGGTCGATTATTTCCGGAGAGTGCTTCCGGCCACAAGGATGCTGACTCCGGATGGGAATTACGCTTCCGTACTTCCTGTAGATGCGAAAATTATTCAGAGCGCGGCAGTGCCGGAAGGAAAAGCGGTTTATGGAATGGCGCCAAAATATTTCCTTGGAGTGGGGATGGCGAGAAATGGACGTATTGAGTATTCGGACGAATATAGGTTCCTGGAAGACGAACGGGTATATCTTATCAAACTGTATGCGCACGGTTTCGCAAAAGATAATAACGCTTTTATGGTTTTGGATATTACGAAGCTGACACCAGTACGTTTTAAGGTGGTTAATACGACAGAGGAAAAAGAGCATAATGCGGCATTGTCTGATTTGAGAATCGGAAGTCTGGAGCTAACGCCGAAGTTTACATCAGAAACGACAATATATACGGCATCCACAAGTAATGCAACAAATACGATTACGGCAGTACCGGCAAGCGGTTCAGCAGATGTGTCGATTAAAGCAGGAAGTAAGGATGTGACAAACGGGGCCGCGGCAACCTGGACAGAGGGAGATAATACCGTGACAATCCAGGTGGAGGATGGAGGACAGTCTAAAACATATACGGTTACTGTGAGGAAGGAGTAAATATATCATGGCGGATGAAAAAGAAAAGACCTTGCTGGATGATGTGAAAAATTATTTGGATATCACATGGGATGATCCAGCGGGAGACCAGAAGATCATGGGAATGATCAGAAGGGGAATGGCTGCCTTGAAAGGGAAAATCGGGGAGTGTGACTTTTACGAAGAAACACAGGAAAGGGCACTTCTTTTTGATTATGTAATGTATGCCAGGGCGGGGGAGATTCCGCAATTCTGGGAGAATTACAAGCCGGATATCATATCACTGCAGATTGCGAGGAGGGTAGATGCTTATGCCGGGAATCAAGAATAAAAAGTTCGAGACTTTTGGTGACGGGCTGTTGACAATTTGTGAGGCAGAGGATAGGAAACTGATCCAGAATAAAATAGAGCATGTGCGGTATGGAAACAGGACGATAGGAGTATCACGCTTCTGGCAGGCAAAGACTGCAGGGAATAAGGTGGATAAACTTCTGAGCATACCATTAGATCTATTGAATCTAAGTCAGGTGAACGTTCATGATATCATCATCCTGGAAAATGAAGAAAAAGGGAAAGGGGGTTCCGGTCAGTATGAAATTATACAGATACAGCAAAAATTTGATGCAGAGCCGCCTACATTGTATCTGTCGTTGGAAAAGTTAGTGCATACGTATAAAGACAGGAGGAATATTGGTGGCGGTTAAAATAGGCAATCTGGCAAGGGAAGTCATGAAAAAGCTGGATGATTACGGAATAGAGGTGGGTTTGGAAGTAGAGAAGATTTCTGCGGATGTCGCGAAAGATGTGGCAAAGATGCTGAATAAGGATTCCCCGAAGCTGACAGGGGATTATGCTGCATCCTGGACATATGGAGTAGGAGAGACGAAAAGGACACGACATACGATGATTGTTCATGCAGAAAAACCGGAATACGCTCTGACGCACTTGCTGGAAAAAGGGCATCAGAACCGAAAAGGAGGACGAACAGAGGCAGTGGTGCACATTGCGCCTGCAGAAGAGGAGGCGGCAGAGAGGATGGAAAGGGAGTTGAGAAAAAGATTATGACACAGGACAAGATTCGGCAGATGCTGGAAGAATTGGAAATTCCTTTTCGATATCATCATTTTTCACAAAAGGAAATGGAGGATATTCCGCTTCCAATTGCGGTATGGATCATACCTGGAACAGAAAATTTTCATGCGGACGGCCAGACCTATCACAGAATCAGAAAGTTAGAAATAGAATTATATACAGATGATAAAGATTGGGAACTTGAGGAAAAATTAGAAAACATTTTGACAAAGCATGGGATTGCTTGGGAACAGACGGCGTCTGAGTGGTTACAGTCGGAAAAAATGTGGGAATCACTTTATGAAATGGAGGTTTAATGAAGTGGCTGGAACAGAAAACAAAGTGAAATATAATATTAAGAATGTACATGTTGCAAAGCAGACAGAAACGATAACAGAAGAAGGAACGACTTATGAGTACGAAAAGCCAAAAAGTATTCCAGGAGCAGTAAGCATCAGCCTGGATGCGGAGGGAGAAATATCCACTTTTTATGCTGATGGGATTGCTTACTTTGTGACAAGCGCAAATAACGGATATTCTGGAGATTTGGAAATGGCTCTTATTCCAAGCTGGTTCCGTGAGGAAATTCTGAATGAAGTGAAAGATGGGAATGGAGTCCTGGTAGAGAACTCAAATAATAATACCAGTCCGTTCGCACTTTTATTTGAGTTTGACGGGGATAAAAAGGGAATACGGAGGTGCTTATATAACTGCACCTGTACAAGGCCGTCAATTGAATCAGAGACAAAGGAAGAGACGGTAGAGCCTGGGACGGAGACTCTAAGCATTACAAACAGTCCGCGGACAGATGGGATTGTAAAAGCGCAGACAGCGCCGGACACAACAGATACGGCGTATGCGGACTGGTACAAGAGTGTGTATGTACCGAATACTTCAAGCGGAATTGAATAGTATAAAAAATTAGCATCGAGCAAAGAGGAGATATGAGAAATGCTGAGAAAAAAGGTTGTTATAGACGGAAAAGAAGTAGAGTTTAAGGCATCAGCAGCGGTGCCAAGAATCTACCGTATGAAATTTCGGAGAGATCTATTCATGGATCTGCAGAAGGTGGCAAAATCTGTAAAAGAAAAGGGCAAAAAAGAAAAACGAAAAGAAACGGAAATCCAAGAAGAAAGTGAAATTCTGATTGGAGAAAATGAAATCCAAGAAGAAAGTAAAATTCCAATTGAAGATTTAGAAATGTTTGAAAATATTGCCTATGTAATGGCAAAACATGCGGACCCTGAAAATGTTCCGGCAGATATCATGGACTGGCTGGAACAGTATGAAACATTTTCTATTTATCAGATTTTGCCTGCAATATTAGAGCTTTGGAACATGAATGAAGAAACAAAAAGTAAAAGTAAAAAAAACTTAAACAGAGTAGCAGGGAGTTAAATACCCCGCTTTTTTTATTGCGATGCTGCCAGGTTGGCATATCAATCAGAGATTTGGATCTGATTACGGTAGGGATGGTGATGGATATGTTTACAGAACAGCAAAATGATTCGTACAAATATCCAAAGCTGGCGACACAAGATGATTTTGATAAATTCTAGGAGGCGGGAGCGTAATGGCAGCAGGCAGAAAGATAAAGGGAATCACATTAGAGATTGGAGGAGATACATCAGGACTGCAGAAAGCACTTGGCGATATAAATGGAAAGATTAAAAGTACGCAGGCGCAGCTGAAAGATGTAAACAGTCTGTTGAAATTGGACCCTTCTAATGTTGTGTTGGTGACACAGAAACAGGAACTATTGAAAGACGCGATTGCGGATACGACAGAAAAGCTGGACAACCTGGAAGCTGCTCAAAAGGATGTCACAGCGGCACTTGAAGCCGGTAAGATCGGGCAGGAGCAGTATAGAGCGTTTCAACGTGAAGTAGAGGAGACCAGGACAACTCTGAAACGTTATGAAACAGAACTTGACGGGCTGAATACGAATCAGGACAGGCTTGCAGTAAATACAGAAAGATTAAATAAATTATTTGATGCAACAGGAAGCAATGTTGATGATTATGCGGATGTACTGGGGAGTAGGCTGGTAACTGCAATAAAAAATGGATCTGCATCAGCAGACCAGCTAAAACTGGCATTAGAGAAGATAAGTAAATCTGCAATAGATGGAAAAGCGGATATCAAGCAAATAACAGCTGCACTTGACACAGTGGATGATGGTCAGGCGATTAACAATCTAATACGAGAGTTAAAAGAAGCAGGTACACAGGCAGACAATACATCAGAGAAGATGGATAAAATTGGGAAAAGTCTGACAGGAGGCGCTTTAGTAGAAGCAGCGGAGCAGATTTCGGCTGTAGGTGATAAGATTGTTGTATTAGGAGAAAAGTCAATGGATGCTTTTACTGAAATGCAGGACGCAACAGTAAAAGCATCTACTTATTTTGGTGAGACGGGAGATGCGGCAGAGCAAACGGCAGGAATAATAAAAGATGTGTACTCAGAGGGAGTGGGAGACTCTTTAGATGCGGTATCAAATGCAGTCATAACGGTAAAAAAGAATTTGGATAACCTAAATGAGACAGATATGACACATCTTACAGAGCAGGCGATTACGCTGGACGAATTGTATGGCATTGATATGAATGAGACACTGCGAGGCGTAAATTCATTGATGCAGCAATATGGAATGTCTGCACAGGAAGCGATGGACTATATTGTAAGGGGAACCCAGAACGGCCTGGATAAAACGAATGAACTTGGAGATAACCTTTCCGAGTATTCAGGAAAATTTGAGCAGGCGGGATATTCGGCCCAGGAATATTTTCAACTGTTGCAAAATGGCTTAGAAGGCGGAGCCTATAACCTAGATAAAGTCAATGACGCAATCAACGAGGTGACAACAAGGATAGCAGACGGCACAATAGCGGACTCGATGTCAAAGATTAATGAAAAGACCGGGGATCTGGAAGAGGGAACCGGGGGGTGGGGAGCGGAAGTAGAAGAGGTATTCCGACAGTGGCAGCAGGGAGGTGCAACGCAAAAACAGGTGATCGATGCTATCGTATCAGATATACAGAATACGGAAAATCAGCAGGACAAGCTAAATAAGGCGGCATTGGCATTTGGTACGATGGCGGAAGATGGAAATGTGAAATTTATAGAATCCCTGACATCGGTAGGAAGTGCTTATGATAATGTGACAGGCGCAGCACAGAACATGTTTGATTCATCTACAACAGAGTCACAGAAATTCGAAGCAAGCATGCGACAGCTGGAACAGAGCATCATCCCATTGGGTGAGACGGTGATTAGGCTTGCTAATGAGATTCTTCCACCTTTAGTAGAGGTCGTAAAAAGAGTGGTAGATTTCTTCCAGAATCTTCCGGAACCCGTACAGAATTTTATCTTGATATTAGGGGCGTTGATTGCTGCGTTTACAGCACTGGCACCTGTGATATCTGCAGTTGCAATGATAGTAGGAACACTGGGAACAGCTGCCTTGGGACCAGTGATAGGGATTATCGTAGGAGTAGCCGCTGCCATAACCGGAATTATTGCGCTGGTGAAGAACTGGGGAACGGTAACGGAATGGTTTGGTGATTTATGGCAGACAGTGAAAGAAAAATGTACTGCTATATGGGAATCAATCTGCGTTTTTTTTACAGAAAGGATACCGGCTGCATGGGATAGTGTGGTTGCAAAATTCCAGGGAATACCAGAATGGTGGGCGGGGATTTGGCAACAGGTACAGGAGTTCTTTATAAATATATGGAACTCAATTATGGAAAATCCAATCATATCTGGAATTGTTACAACGATACAGGCATTGTGGGAAAACTGTGTATCAACATTACAGGGAATATGGAATGGATTGAAAGATATTGCTATGGGTGTATGGGAACTCATAAAAAATAGTGTACTTGGACCGGTATTAGTATTAATCGATCTTGTTACCGGTGATTTTGAAAAGTTAGGAACAGATGCAAAACAGATTTGGGAGAATATGCGAGATGCGGCAGGAACCATATGGGATGGGATTAAAACAGTGATTTTCAACCTGGTAAACGGAATGATTACAAATGTGACAACCATTGCAAATGGATTTCAGGATACAATAGAAAATATATGGGAAAGTATAAAGACAGCAGCAATGGAGAAATGGGAGAGTATAAAACAATATGTAGTAGATAAGGCAAAAAATTTGAAAGAACAGGCAATAGATGCATTTAAAAATATGCTTTCAGGAATCAAATCTACTCTTAGTAATCTGGGGGATATAGTTGAGAATGGATTTCAGTCAGCAATTCGTTTTATCACATCACTACCAAGTAAAGCGCTGCAGTGGGGATCAGATTTTATAAATGGGATTGCGGAGGGAATTACAAATGCTATCGGAAATGTGACAACCGCTGTGTCAAATGTTGCAGACAGGATACGTTCATTCCTTCATTTTTCAGTTCCAGATGAAGGACCGCTTACAGAATATGAATCATGGATGCCTGATTTTATGGAAGGATTAGCGAAAGGGATAGAAAAAAGCAAATCGGTAGTTACAAACGCGCTTACAGGTCTGAGCAGAGATATGACAGTTAATGCAAATGCTATGCTTGAGAATAGTGGGGGCATACAGAATACTGCTATAGCGAACATTACTTCTATATTGTCAAGATATCTTCCTTATTTAGAAAATGGAACAACGTTGATATGGGAGACAGGAGAAGTTGCAGCAGTTCTGGCACCATCAATGAATAAACAGCTGGGGATTCTGGCAAAGGAGGAAGAATATCTATGAATGTTCTGACAAATGGGGCGACAATTGAAGTGGAAGGGACCGGAGAAAGATTCCATACGATGAAAGACTGGGGAATGGCAATCAGCAACAACAACTATATAGGGGATGTTGTGCATGAATCCCGTTACGTGGATGTGCCAGGAGCAGATGGATTTCTAGATTTTTCGGAGGCTATAGCGGGAAGGCGAATATTCAAGGAGCGGACAATCAACATTGAGATTGGAGGAAAGAAACCACGAAACGATTGGGATAGTATTATTTCAGATATTCGGAATAAGATAGAGGGAAAGAAGGTACGAATCATATTTGATAATGATACTGGATTCTATTGGACAGGACGGGCTACAATAAAAGAGTTCGACCGCAATCGTGAAATAGGCACATTTACTTTATCAATTCCAAAGGCTGACCCATACAAATATAAAACGGAAGAATCCACAGACGATTGGCTGTGGGATGATTTGGATTTTGAAACCGGAATTATAGACGAAGACACAACAATATTGCTGACAGAATCAAATAATACACAAAGTTATACGATAATAGCCGGAGGAGCTCCATTTGTACCTGAAATACAGGTGAGCTACATTGGAGAAACTGGTATATCTATGACTGCATATGGAGATAACTATACTCTGCTAAAAGGGAAGAACAGATTTGCGGATATTGTAATAGATCAGGAGGATGTGACACTGGAATTTAGTGGGATAGGGGAGATTATTATCAAGTTCAGAAGGAAGTCAATGTAAATGTATAAGGTGAAAATGGATGGACAGACATTGTACTATCCAGGAGACAATGAAGCGGTTTTGATAAATTCTACGGTCAAGCTACAGACTGGATATGCGGGAACATTTGAATTTATGGTACCGGCGCAGAATCCTCTTTATGACAAAATAAATAACAGAAAAAGTATGGTAAGCGTATTCCGAGATTCTACGGAAATTTTTTACGGTGAAGTCAGGAAACAGCCAAAAAAAGACAGGAATAAGAATAAAAATGTTTATTGCGCCGGCGCAATGAGTTTTCTTTCTGACTCCATACAGCCAAGAAGAGAATACCATAATCTTACGCCGAGACAAATGCTGGAAGCATGGCTTAATGAGCATAACAGCCAGGTAGAGGAACGTAAAAGGATTTACATAGGGATAGTAACAATTCATGATTCTAATGACAGTTTGTACAGATATACGAACAGGGAGAATACTCTGAAAGCTATACGGGAAAAGCTGGTGGATAAGCTGGGAGGATATCTGAGGATACGTCATATTGAAAACCGTTTATATTTGGACTGGATTACATTGGAGGAGTATGGAAAGTATTGTAAACAGCCGATAGAATTTGGTTCAAATCTTTTAGAGTATTCTGAAAGCATAAATGCGGAAAATCTGATTACGGCACTCATTCCTCTTGGAGCCAGACTGGAAGGAAAGTCAGAGATTGAAGCGCTGGAAAAATATGTAGATATTACAAGTGTAAATAACGGAAAGGATTATGTATACAGTCAGGAGGCGGTTAATGAATTTGGATGGATATGGGGGACAAATACATGGAATGATGTGACAGACCCGTTAAATCTGATACGGAAAGGAAGAGAGTGGTTACAGGACAATCAATTTGAAGAATGGATATTGAAAGTTACGGCTGTAGATTTATCCGCTATGGACCAGGAATATGAATCTTTTGAATGCGGAGATAGGATTCAATGCAGGGCAAAGCCATATGGAATGAATAGAGTATTTCCGGTACAAGAAATGACGATTTATTTGCAAGAGCCAGAAAAAAATACGTTGATACTTGGAGGGGCGGTAGAAAGGACATGCACATCACAGATAAAGGACTCAAATAATAAAGTAAATAACGAACTGGATAATATTCGCAAGACCACTTCCTGGATGCAGTCCGCCATCGACAACGCCACGGCCATGATGACCGGCTCCAAGGGCGGCTATAAGATATCGGAGTTCGATGAGGACGGCCGATGGCTCCGGGACCTGTACATGAACGCACCGAATAAAGAGGATGCTTCCCAGGTGATGCAGATCAACATGAACGGCATCGGCTTTTCCAGGACAGGCTTCGAAGGGCCGTATCTTAACGCCTGGACGATAGACGGCGTATTCATGGGGGAATTTATCAAGGCCGGTTCTGTTACCGCGGAGAAGCTGTCCGTAGAGTACCGTGAATCAGTAAATGAAGAGATCGTTTCCAAGTTCAATGTGGCAAAAGACCTGATCTCCGCCGAGGTGACCCGGGCACAGGGAGCGGAGGTGGAGCTGGCCGCTTCCCTGAAAGTGACGTCTGAACTGGTGGAAACGAAGGTGTCAAAGGGAGATTTTGGATCATATGTGCAGCAGTATTATGACAAGGTGATCTACGGGTTCAACCACAGCAGCAGATATGTGCAGATCAATCCCGGGGAGATCGCCATCTACGACAACGGCGTGGAGGACAGTAAGCTGCGGTCTTCTTTCGACCAGAATGGGAACCATTTCTACAGGGACGGGTACTACATCGGGAAGATCGGGACAAACTTCCAGACAAATGACAGGTCGAAAAGGGGGCTCGTATTTGACCTGGAGAGTCAGGCGGCCTATATGACTTGGGCGGCGAAGAAATCTGCATCCAGCAGTGGATATACCATGGTTTTTACCTATACGCTGGATGCTATGGATGATTACTCAAGCGATACGCTGCATGCAGGGTGTGACCTGGACATGCACAACCGATGGATCCGGAACGCGAAGATTAGCGGATCCGGGATCCAGTATGAGGATGCAGGGATCAGTGCCACGATCGATTTTGTACAGGTACTGGAGATGAATCCGGACGGGACGGCGTCTCGGTGGGGAGACAGCGGAAGGATGCAGTTCAAAAACGGAAGGCTGGTCGATCTGAATTATTATGCATAGACCGAGAGGAAGGAAATGATGGAAAATAGGAATAAAGATATCGTAAATGAAGATGTGGTCCTGATGGCGGAAGAAGGGGATCCGATGGAACAGACCGAAAAGAATGGGAATATCCTGAAGGACGTAAAAGAGCAATCAGGCCGGGAAAGAAATACGGAACTGCTCATCAGTATCGACAGGAAGCTGGATCTGCTTCTTGCGGCGCGGGATATGGGGGAAACAGTCTAGGAAGGAGTCTTATATGATCGAAGGGAAAAAAGAAAAGAAAACTGTAAAACCAGTGACAGTAAAGATTGACGATTTTCGGAGGGATCTGAATCAGGTGGTGGCCGATTCCGGGCTGCCGCCTTTCTTGCTGGAGATGATCCTGGGGGAGATGCTCTCCGCTATGAGCAGGGTTGCCGAACAGGATCGTAAACAGGACCGGGAGTCCTGGGAGAAGGCCTGCAAAGAAAAGGTCCCTGCAGATAGAAGAGAGCAGGGACAGGCATGTAAGGACGGTGAAAAAGATGGCTGACATAAGTAAAGAGATACAGAATTTACGAGAGGCTAAAAAAGGTAAAAATGTCAGGGGGAGCCTGATATCTATAGCCGAAAAAGTTAACACAGAATCGACTGCTGCAAAAGAGGCGGCAGTCAACATGGCAGGAATTGCGGCAGAAGCGGTGGCCGGGGCAGATGAAGCAGTCGAAAGGGCTGATGCCGCGGTCAGCAGCGCACAGGAAGCAGCAAAGGATATTCAGGACGCCGCAGACAGGGGAGATTTTTCTGCTACAGTCTCCGTGGATGAAGTGGTCACGGCGCAGCCCGGGGAGCCAGCTTCTGTGGAGAATGTAGGGACAGAGAAGGATGCCAGGTTCCGGTTCAAGATCCCGAAAGGAGAGAAGGGGGAAAAAGGGAAGGACGGGACCTCGATCAACATCACCGGAAAAGCGGATTCCGTGGAGAAACTGCCTGCCGAGGGGGAGCCCAATGCGGCCTACATCATAGGAGAAAATGTCTATGTGTGGGACGGGACACAGTGGAAGGATATGGGAAAGCTGCAGGGGCCTCCAGGAGAGTCGGCCACGATACAGATCGGGCAGGTCACAGACGGGGAGACGGCATCGGTGGAGAACGTGGGAACGCCGAGCCAGGCAGTCCTTAACTTCATCCTGCCAAAAGGAAAAGACGGCAGATCTGTAGGGCTGGGGGAGCCGGAGATAACAGTGGACGCAGGAATCGGAGAACCTTATGCCGAGATCTCCATCAGCGGCCCGGATGATGCAAGGGTGATCAGTTTTAAATTCCATAACCTGAAAGGGGAGCCGGGGACGAAGGGCGCCATCGATGAGAATGCATCCGTTTCATATACGCCTGCCGAAGAACGGGCAAACATCCAAAGCGGTGAGACGCTGGCGGTCATCCTGGGAAAGCTGGAGAAGATCGTAACAGACCTGAAAGAGGTTGCATTTTCCGGGGATTACAAAGACCTGACAGGAGCGCCGAAGGATGTGGGAGACCTGACCAATGAGGCGGGATATGTGACGACAGATACCTGGAAGGCGAATACAGCAGAGAGTGAAGGCTATGTGGCTTCCGGGTCAGGCCATGCAGATCAGGTATGGGGGACGGACGCGGAAGGGAATCCGGGCTGGAAGGACCGGGTGAAGGCGGAGGATCTTGAAAACGATTTTGTCAGCAAATCAGGTGATGCAATGACAGGAGCCCTGGAAGTCCCCACCCTGGTGCTTGGATCAGAACCATCTGACAAGACCGGGGCCATGTGGATCGGATAAAGGAGGAAGAGGACTATGTTTGATATTGATTACATCATTCCCTGTTATGGGAGACCGGAGATCATACGGCCGGGACTGCGGGCCCTGGCAAACCAGTGGCACAGCGAATACATCCATGTGATTCTGGTCAATGACTGTTCCCCGAATACGGACTGTGACTACCAGGATCTGGTGGATGAATTTTCGTCATACCTGGACATCCGGTGCATCCGGACTCCAGAGAATGCAGGGCAGGGGCAGGCCAGGCAGTACGGGATCGACCATTCCTCCCATGAGTATTTTATGCTTCAGGATGAGGACGACCTCCTGGCAACCCCTCTGGCGGTCTCGATGTTTGTCGGGGCGGTGGAGGATAATATCTACCAGAAAGCCGAAAACCCTGGCGGAGATGGAAATGTATATATCCTGGATGGGGAAGGGAAGCCTGTCATTGATGAGACAAAAAAGCCTGTGGCCATCGTGTCCGGGCCGCTGCTTGAATTTGATGACCACCATACCCGGGTGATCGAAGCGGGCAACCGGATCTGGGTCAATTCCAAGCTGTATAACAGGAGGTTACTGAAAGAGCATGATGTGAGGTTCAACGAGGCGCAGTCCAGGCACGCGGAGGATTATTATTTCATGAACTGCTTCTTTTACTGCCTGGACCATGATCCGGGCTATATGGGGGTCCTGCTGGACGATAAACAACTGTATTATCTGTGGTACCCGAATGAGGGGAGCCAGAGCCGGAAGGACCCGCATTATAGCTTCATGCTTTCCGGATATACCATGAACGGCTCGGTGAACATCCTGGAATTCATGAAAGACACCGGGCGGCATGGGATCGCATGGAATGAGGAGCGGGAGGCCGAGTACCGGCATACGGTCCTGAATATGACGGTCTACTCGTATTTTACGTTCTTATCCTTTATCCGGCGTGTGGCAACGACAGAGTATGTCCCGGCGCTGGAACTGGACTGGTACCTGCTGCGGGATTCCTGCAGCATGCTCCGGGAGAAGTGTCTGGAGTATTACCAGACGTATACCTACACGGAGAAGATCGATGAATACCATATCGTGCATACACATACGGACGTACAGTTCTCGGAGCCGTGGGTGGATCTGGATACATATATTCTGGAGGGATGCGAGGAACTGTCCTGGACGTTCGAACAGCTGCTGCAGTGCAAAGAGAAGTACAGGTTTAATGAATGGGGGCTTCTGGAATGAGCGGGCTGGTCATCAGGGATAAGAACGGGGAAAACATCAGCTATTTCGGGACGCAGTTCGAAGGGCTGGAGGATATGGGGAGCCGCCATTTATGCGTCAGGACTGGGAGCGGGGCGGAGGGTGTCGTGAAGTACGCGCTGACATCGAAACCGCTGAATGATAAGTATAAGGCGCTCCGGATGCGGATAGCGGACGGGGCCAGCGGGAAAGAGGCGTATATTGCGCAGAGGTATGTTGACAGCAGGACAGTATCTGTTTCGACAAGTTGTACTTCTTCCAGGTCGAGCCAGTATACAAGTACAAAAACGCTAACGACTGGAAGTTATACAAGAGTTGGTACAAAGACCTTGACAAGAAGTGCTTCACAACCATTAACCTATTACGGATCTCTTTTAAAATCTACAAAAGAGCAAGAACGACCGGGACCAACTACTAGTAAAACGACTTTAGCAACAGCTAAAAACGGATCATTTATCAAAAATGCTTCTTCCTCTACAAATTTTTTAACCTCTGTTATTGGAGAAGCGACGGTTGTCGGTGGACCATATGATTATACTTCATCATTTAAAGATGTATATACGGTGACTAGAGTTGCTTCTTCTAAAGTAAGCAGCTACACGCAAACCTACGCTTCTAATGTAGCCAGCAGTTCAGCCACACAAACAGCAACCGCATCCAGAAGCTCCGAATATACATCCAGCACCAGCGTATCATCGACAGAATCATTTACCTCACACAACGTAGACCTCTAAGGAAACACGTCAACCAGACCGTCAAGGTCTTTTTTGTTTTGAAAACAATCCATAAAACATCCGGAAGGAGGTGCCTCATGGAGATCAGGGCCGGGCCGTTTGCCCCTCAATTTTCAACCTTATATATGATTCCGTAACAAAGAAAGGAGAGATCATCACATGAACGTGAACCATATCAAGATTGCTTTTGCTGCTCTTTTGGGCTTTTTATCTTCACTGCTGGGAGTGCTGGCGCTGCCTGTGTTCCTGGTGGTGTCCTGCAATATCATCGATTACATCACCGGACTGATGGCATCCCCGTACCGTTCCCAGGACATCAATTCCTATACGAGCATCCGGGGGATCGGAAAGAAGGTAGGGATGTGGCTGCTGATCGTAGTCGGCGCCATCATTGACAAGACCTTATTGTATGCCTCGGACATGATAGGGATCCGGATGCCGTTTACTTTCCTGGTGGCCTGCATCGTTGCGCTGTGGATTATCTGCAATGAGATCATCAGCATCCTGGAGAATGTGAAGGACATGGGGGTAAACATCCCCGGATTCCTGGAGCCGCTTGTTAGGAATATCAAGTCCCAGGTGGAGGATATGGGAGAGCAGCAGAAAGATAATACGGAAAAGAAGGACAGGGAGGGCGAATGATCGTCCTCTCTTTATTGAAGGAGGAAAATATCGTGATTCAAATAACAATGAACAATGGAATCTATGATGAATGGAAAGCAGAACAGTATACAGACTATATGTATGACGGAAAATGCTTCATCATCATTAAAGGTGAGCAGTGGGTGGGTATTTACAATATGGACAGCATTAGACGCATCGTGATTGACAAATAGAAATATTTGCGCCGGCGCAAAAATCCGGCAGAAAGGAGAAAGGCGTGCCGAAACTATTTGTGATCGCAGGCCATGGAGCCGGGGATCCAGGAGCCTGCGGAAATGGGTATACGGAAGCGGAACGGGTAAGGGTGCTTGCGAAAAGGATCAAGGAACTCGGAGGAGGGAACGTGATCCTGGGGGATCTCTCCCGGGATTACTATAGAGACAATGGAGTCAGTACCTTAAATCTGCCGGGAGAATATGAGATCGTGGAGCTGCACATGGATGCGGGCGTTCCTACAGCAAGGGGCGGACATGTGATCATTTATAGCGGCTTCCAGGCGGATGACTATGATAAAGCCCTGGCGGACATGCTGGCGGATATCCTGCCTGGCCGGAGCCAGATGATCGTGAGAAGAGATAACCTGGCAAATCCGGAAAGGGCAGCTATGCGTGGATATGGGTACCGGCTGGTGGAATTTGGCTTCATCACCAACGCCGAAGATGTGAAGATCTTCAATACCCGGATGGACGATATCGCCGCAGGGGTGCTGGCAGCATTCGGGATCAAGGCAGCAGAGAATAAGACAGAGGAAAACAAGGCAGGAGGAGAAGACATGGGATGCATTTTATCAGTAGAAGGAACGAAGACACAGTATTATTTTGACGGGAAGTCCATTCACGCTTTTACAAACGGCAAAGAAAAAAGCGTGATCAAAAAAGTATGCAGAGGGATCATAGACAGCATCAAGTTGACGGAGGATGAATTTAAGGATTTAAAGAATGTTCTGAAGCGTTCTTAACGCCGTACCGCAAAACGGGCTCCGCAGCCGGACAGTGACTGAATGGGAAGGCACGCCGGTACCGGAGGCCGCCCGGCAGGGCGCGCAGGTTCGAATCCTGTCTGTCTGGCGGAGTTTATTAAGAAGAAATTGAACACAGAGGTTTTCATAGTATTTTAAAAGAAGAAACAGGCGGCATAATATCAC